ATATTTCTAGCTTCTGTTGTTCCGACAAGATTAATAATATCACTTTTTTCAGGACTGTTAATTAATCTACCAAAGTTTGTATAGTAAGAATATATGGATTGTCTTTCATACATCTCATACAAATATTTTATTTGGTTTTTGTTTTGAAACGCTAAATTTGAATATGGAAATAAAATTGCATTTATATTAATTCTACGTGTAAGTGAATTCTCGTTATCTTGTGGTGGTGTTGAAATAGGTGGTTGATACTTTTGAGTGACACCTTTTAGATATTCCTCCAAAAATTCTACTTCAGGCCATTTGTCATATAGATAGCCCTTTGTTAAGTTAACAATAGATGGGTCACCCGGATATGCTAATTCATATTTAGCCTTTTCAGGGTCGGTATTTTCAACAAAAACTTGTGGCCACGGATATACATCTAATTCAGTATTATCCGCAACTTGTTGATTAACATTTGTACCATACTGAACACTAAATTTGTTATCAGGGTTTGGAGCAGTGATTGATGGATTTAAAATAACGTTTCTTCTTACAGGGTCTCTTCTTACATCCCAAGCCTTTGAATGAACGTCATTCATTAATCTGATGAATGCCTCTGTAGATGCCATTATAACCGCCAAAACATTTCTAACATTCGGAATGAATCCAATACCAGTTGTTGGTGATGAAATCGTTTTTTGGAGTTTTTCCGAAATTTCCAACTCAATAGTATTTTGTTTTGTATTGAGTTGTCCTTCCATATCTTTTATCAAACTTTCAAACCTACCGGGTCCATCAAAGGTAAAGAACGGTAGTTTCACTTCTTTAATACCTTCTTGTGTAACCTCACCTCTAACACCCCATTTTAATATTTCAGATGCTTGGAATTGAGATATCTGAACCGCAGTTGGGTTTACAATGCCTGTTTGAGCAATGAAGGTGCGTCTCCAATCAATATCTAATGGTTGAAATATTGTAAACGTGTTGTAAGTTATTTGATTTGTAATTTTATAATTAGCTGTTCCTTTTATAGAACCAAAAGTAGCATTTTCATTCAAGGCGGTATTACCTTCAAGAACCAAAGATTTTAATTTACTCTCACCTCTTTTGATAAAACTTATTTCATTTTGTTTAAATGTATAAACCCTATTATCAGAATTAATTAAATAATAAGGATTTTGACCCATATATTCCGCAAACCATGAAGTTTTGGAACCTCTTACTTTTTCATAATAACCTAACAACGCCTTTCTATAATCTTCAGCATCAGTTAGTGGTTGTAAATCGGCTTTATCTTTGTAAACATCCAAGATTGTTTGTTCCAACTTCATCAATTTATATTGAAGTTGTGCCACAGTATATCTTGGGAAGTCTGCTGGTATTAACTGTTTTGCAACATATTCTGAATATACTTCATTAATTTTTTGTAGTCCACGAGCATCAATCGTATCAATACTAATTGTTGAGTTTAATTGTGTTGACGATGATATATTCTGTGCAGTATTAGTTACTTGTGTTTCCGAGTTAGCATTTAAAGTTGTTTCACCACCAATTGTTTTGGAGAAATTAAATGCCGTTTCATACATGTGTGGAACCGCAACTAAGTGTCCCATCGAAATCTCATTAAGGATATTATATTTGTAACCAAAAAACTGAAGGGTAACCAAGTAGTTGCCACTAATAGAGTTAAAGTCCGCACTAAATTTGTGTAAGTTTAATTGATATCTAATTGCTTGACCATAATACCCTTTCATCGTTAAATAAAAGACAGGATATGGTAAATTGAAAAATGCAGCGTAAGGTGATTGGTCTCCAAGTTCAAACAAAGCTCTACCCTGAACATCTTCTAATCTTATCGTTACCTCAGGAATAAACGATAGATTTGTTCTGGCCTCAATACTTGTAATACCCAATAACCCTGGGTCAACAGTACCCCCTAAATTAGTTTGAAATCTTTGTTTGAAATATTTTTTTCCATCAGTGGTATCCACTAAATCTTCATATCTCTGTAGTCTAGCTTTCTTTTCTGTTGAACCTAAACCTGTTAAATCATCGTAATATCCCGTATTTAGATAGTCTTCATCATTAGGACGAAGAAAATTAATCTTCGCTAGCGATACTGTTCTAATATTATCTTGTGGGCTTGAACCCAATGCCAACTTTGTTCTTGGAAGAATTTCAGCTTCAAGATTAGCATACATCACCAAGTTTTCATGGTCAACTAATCTTTCTTCAACAACTTGTTGCCCATTAGACGCAATACGCCATGTTTTGTTAGGGTCAACTAATATAACATTGTTATATGCAGCCTCAACAAAAATGTTTCCTGAGTTGTCTGATAAACCATTACCTACCATAATAAAAGAAGTGTGCCTCTACAGCCGATTTATAATCTTGTAATGAAGTTACTAAAGGATACGGAATACTCAATATAGCACCGTCAAATATATTATTTTCCATACCACTATATTGAGGATTTGCTTGTAATATCAACCAACCGAAGAATGGTGTACCATAATATTCTTGAGAAACTTTATCTAATCTACTCACACCAACTTTATAAACATAAACCTTATCTGAAGGTTTTGTAGGTATTGCAACATAAGGAACAACAGTTTGTTCACCATTTATGTAAAAAAGATTGTATCTGTTATAATATCCTAACGCCATTACAGTAATTCCACTTTAGTTGTTATAACACTTCCGTTTATGGTCGCCCACTTAGATGTATCCGTATTAGTATTATTTTTTAACCCTAAATCTTTGATGTATGTTTTTTGTTCAGTCGTTGGGGTTGATGAAACTTCATATGTGAAGACTCTTTTCTTGTCCAATGGGAATGGTGTGTAGTTCAAATAGTTTGTCATTTGAGATTTTTCAAATTCATTAATCCAAGCTTTTGTAACCTCATCTTCTTTAGAATATACTCTACGAGAATCTTTTTGCCAATAATTTCTAAATTTATTTTGAAAATCATCTTTACCATCGCCAACTAAATCTTTATTGGTTATAATATTACCGATAATTGCATTTTCAAACGATTCATAAAGTTTTTGGTCAATAACATCTTTTGATAATATCGCATATTCCCTACGTTTTGAATTTTCATCCCACCAAATATCATCTGTAAATGGTACAAAAACGTTTTGTGTTACTTGGTTAGCTTGGAGTGGGTCGGTGACAAACATACCGGTATAAGCAACACCATTAATTGTTGTTTGAAAATCAATCTGACAAGCATCGTCAAACGCCTCCAAATTATTGGCAATTTTTTCAAAATCAGCACTTATTTCTTCATACGTGTTTGTAACACCAACTGATGAACTGTGAATTGCAGTTGTGCCCGAAATATTATAAATTACTTCAAGTCCATTTGTTTGTTGATATCCGTCAGTACCTTCACTTGCAGATAATGGATTGTATGTAATAACATTTGTTCTTGCAAGTAATTGTATGTATTGTGTTTGTGCATTTGTTATACTCTGAATAATTGTTGATAATGGATTAACAAAACTATTCTGTTTTTCTGTAACAAATGTTTTCATATTTTGTTTCAATTGTCTCAATGCTTTTTTTGAGAAATTGAATTCGGTAGTATTCATATACCCAACAAAACCATTTTCAGAATCTATATCACTAATATATTGAGAAAATAAATCATCAACAGTTTTTTGGAAATTAATTGGTTTACCGTAAATGTTTACAATGTCATTTGAACTATAAGCCAATATGTAACCATCAGTATAATTTCTTTGTATTGGGAACAATTGTCTAATTGCGTTGTTATATTGACTATTAACATCTTTAGTTTTATTGACGATTGTTGCAAAATAATTTTGGGTGTTCCCAACTAATTGGGTCATTAATGTTTTATATTCAATCGTTCCGTATTGAACACCGTTCTCATCTGTTTCAGTTGTTAAAACCTTACCAATAGTCTCTAAGTTAGATTGTGGTCTTGTATTCTCAACTTGGTTAATCGTTGGTGGTGGTACTTCTAATCCTAAATTCTTTACAAATTGTTGGTCTAAAATTTTATAACTGTCATCAGTTGCGTCCGCCCTATCATCATAAATTTCTGTGTTACCGTAGAAGTTAAATGTTAATGCGTTTTGTAGTTTGTCTACAGCACTTTTTAAACCTTGTCCACCAACAAAACTAAATGATAAAGTGACGTTAGCAATCATAGGTTGAACCCCAATACCTTCAGGGTTTAAATCCAAACCTTCATAAGTTAGTGAAAGGTTGTCTGGAATAATTTTAGAGTGGAAAAAGTCACCAACTCTTAAAACCAATACTGGAGGTGCACCAAATGCGGTGTTAATGGCGTTATTATATTCTAATTGTCCTTCAGAATTGACTGTTGGTATTGTATCACCAGGTCTCATACATTGTTGTAAAAATGTAAGTCTACTGTTTAATCCTTCAGGTGTAATTGAGTGGAATGATGGGTGAAAGAATTTTAATTTTTCTTTTAAGTTATCGTACACCATTGGTGTCTCTTGTTTAATAACCTCAAAATAATCACACTCAGATAATAAACTTCTTAAAACTCTCTTAGTAATGTTGTCCCTAAGAACAGTTTCTTCTGTTATAACTTGTTGAACAACAGTTTTGGAATCAACAACTGTTGTTAATTGTTCTTGAACCCTTGGTTGTGTAGGGTCAATCTTTGATGGTTGTTGGACAGGTACTGGCGTTTTGTCGTTAACAGTAAGTTTTACTCTTCTACACGCCATGGCACTTGTTGAATAAATTTTATCGTTACCCGTTAAATTCTGCGTACAATTTACCGAATCAAAAATGTTAACAACATCACCAATTTCAGATTCAGGAATTACGATAGTTTCACCATCAGGTATTTCTACAAAAGTTATTTGTTTGTTATCCAAATAAGTTTGAAGACCTAATGTTTCTAAGAAATATTTCTTTACAGCATTTATTCTTCTTTGAGATAGAGCATCGTTATATGTTGTTGTTTGAGGAGAAGATGCACTACCAACTAAAACCATCTCAATGATACCACCTTGTGATAATTTTTGTTTCATTAAATTAACTTTAGAATCAATTTTAATTTTATTTGATTCTATAATACTTGTATAAAAAGTTTTAATAGGTTCTCTTTCATCAGTATTCGCTTGTGATTGATACCTATTTTTAGTTGTCTGTGAAGTGTATGCTGAGTAATATGTTAAATAACTTTCAACAGGAATACTTGGTAATGGAATATCATTATCAAAATATAATGCACCAATATCACCCGTAAAATTTTCACTTGAATTACCTGTTTGTGTGGTATTACCATCATTAACTTGTACACCGGCACCATTTCCACCCCCACCAGTAGTTGCATCATTACCTGTTTGAATGGTGTTTGTCAAATAACGAACCTCTTCAGTTGTAACATTTTTAGTTGATAATTTTTGTTGTATTTCAAAAATGTCTCGTGGGTTGATAGTATAATATTTTTGAGCCAATTCATAGAGGTCATATTTTCTACAACCTGCAAAGAATGACTCTAATATACCATCCACTCTACTCTTAAGAACTTCGTTTGATAATACTCTATTGACCAACATGTTTAATACAGATGGGTGGTCAACAACAATCTTCCAAGTTAATTGACCCGTTCTTGAAGTATTATTGTAAGTGTATACAGGTTCAGGACGACCAATGAAATCAGTCGTTTTAAAACCAGCTCTGGTTGATTCGTTAAATGTTAAACCATATGGTGGGAACCACATTACTCTACCTCCATTCGGACCACGTTCACACGCAGGCAAATCTTGGACAGATAATCCCGGTCTGTTTGATGTTCTCCATGCCAAATTCTCCAACGAGAACATATATTTCTTGGCATAGAACCCACCACCAAATGGATATCCACCCACTATGTTAGTAGAGTCTTGTCCACCTTCTCTTTTGTTTGGTGCGATGTTTAAGTTATATGTGTTATCAAACACGGAATAAGCAAACTTTCTACCCTGTGTGGTAATACCATCGGTTTTCTGCAAGTCATTAAACTGAAGGTATGGAGTATCTTTGGTAAAGATTCTACAATACTCAGCACCTCTTTCTTGACCGATTTCACCAACATAACGAACAACTTTTGAACCTTTGGTAATCTCTTTATACCCATCGTTGAATACCTTGGATACTTGGTCGATAGCGTTTCCTACGTGTTGGAATCTCTTACCCCCTCTTGGTTGCGAATCAATGATACGTTGGGTTTCATCCAAGATAGAACCTTGTCTGAAGGTGTAGTTTGTTGATTCAGTTGGACCGTATCCTGCAGGTCCAAAGTCAGGGTCTTCACTTGTTGGGTCTCCACCAGGACTTACATACTTACCAGCGTTCCCTCTAAACTTTGGTGATACCCAAGTGAAACCACCTTCAATACCCCCACCACTACTGTATGTCGGTCCGTTAGCCCCAAGTCTAAGAGCTTTACCAGGTCCTTCATAAAGTTGTGAAAGTTCTGACGGTCCGTAAACAGGTGCTTTAACCTCTCTTCCAAATTGGTCGGTTGGCACATCACCAACGGGTGAGAATATATTACTTGGTTCTGAAGTCTCTGAACCAACATAATAAAACCCTGCGTTTTCTGTTGCGGGTCTTAGAACTCCTGCAACTCTATCAAAAATAGTTTTTGAATAGTTTGGTCTATAAATGTTGTATTCTAAGTTTTTAAATAATATAGACTTTTGACCAGCTCCGGTGTTTTCCAAAAATAACACCGAACCTGTCTTAGGTGAACCAAAAAGTCTACCGAAGAATCTTCCAATTCCCGATGCCAAGTTAGCCCCTGCATAAGCCCCAAACAATTGCTGTGTGGTTCCCTGATTTTGTGGGTTAATACTTGGGTCAAAGTAACTTCCTGGTATTGTTGATAGTGGAACATAAGTTCCTGAAACCCTATTTAATAAATCGGCTGACGCTCCCAACAATGATGTTGGTTGTGTAATAGTGTAGTTTGGTTCTATAATTGGAACCCTACCTGTTAAAATATTGAGGATATTTGCTCCTCCGTTGACGTTAAGGAAGTTTGCTCTTCCTAATGTGTTTCGTCTTATTTCTCTTGCAGAGTTGAATAAGAACTGTTCCTTGTAGAAACCAGCACTGATTTTTGCTAAATAAGAGTCACTTGATAACAAACCATCCGAACCTTGGGGGTCGGGGTTTATAATAAGTGATGATGCTCTATAGGATGAAGGATTAAATGTATTTGGATATGGTTGGTTATTGGAACCTCTACCATGTCTGTTTTGTAAAATTTCTAATTGGGTAAAGAACAATCCTGAATCGTATAGCTGATTCTGAGTGTTTGTCCCACCAAATGGGTTCAGTGGTAACCAAGCACCTTGAATACCAGGAAAACCTGTACGAGCAGCCTGTTGAGCTTCGTTTAGGATTGTTGCATCGCTGTAATCGTATTCCCCCTCGTTTGAGTTTGTATTCTTAAGGGTGTTAACATCCGGTACTTGGATGTATCCACCATCTCTACCATATTGGTTAAGTGGATATACTTGGTTAGCAAAAACAGATGTGTCAATTAACGCATCATTACTGTCCGTAGGAGCCATATCCCTAAGGATTGTCTCATAGTTAATCGGAGGGGTAATACTTGATGGCGACTTTTTGTATGGCACAAGGTTCCTAACAATAAGTTTTTTTCTAAAAACCTCGGAACTAGGAAAATCTAATGAACTTGGCATACTATTTTATTCTATAAATACAGATATCAAAATTTTATTTTCTTGATGAAAGTGGTTTAGTACCATTTTCATCTATTTCACCAAGAACTTTTACTAAAGCATTTCTAAATTCTGGACTTTGAACATATTGTGTAAGTCTGGCGGTATCAACACCAACAGGGGCATCAATTACAAATCTTACTTGACCATTAATATTAACATCTTTTTGTTGATTTACTTCAACATCTTTAGCCATGCTTTTCTTAGCCCTATCAACAGCGGAAGTAATCTTTTCATTATAAAGACTTTCTTCACTACTTCTTGGTTTTTCAATACCAAGTTGAGATGCAAGATTCATAAATTTACTAACAACACTACTATTAAGTTCATTTGATTTCTCTTCAACTCTTTTTGTAGCTTCATTAAGAGCGTTCACGTCACCTCTTGCCGCTTTTTCTAATAAATCTTTAAAGTCATCACCCACAGTTTCAAAGAATTTTCTTGTATCTTCACCACTACCTAAAACTCCTTCAGAATATAAGGCACCTGCTATATCGTCACCAGCTCTTTTAAGTGCTTCAGCGCCTCTAATAATCGCCGATTGTCCACCGATAGCATATCCAATTTGGATTGGTAATGCCGCAAAATCTCTTTGTATTGTTTCCAAAACACCAAGTTGAGACCTTTGTATATCTTCAACTGTTTTTGGTGCACTTTCTTGGATTTCCCTTAATTTTTGGAATTCTTCTGATTGTAGGTCACTTAACCTTTTTGTTTGGTCCTTACCTTCATCGTCTTTAATCTGAACAACATAATCACCCTTAAAAGCTCCCGTACCCATCTTAGCCATGTTAGCAACCAACATTTTTTCTTCTTCAGTTGCATTGATTCCAAGATTAATCTGACCAAGTCTTCTGTCCATGTCAGCTGCGGATAGTGCGGTTTTTGTAAATTCAGCCGCGGTCATTCCCGCAGCTTCGGCAATTTCTTTAATTTGTCTTTGTGCACCCGGTGCAATTTTAAATGATTGAGTCTTCTCATCAAATATCGTAAATTGCTTGGTAAGATTGATTAAACTATCTTGAAGTCCTGCAGGGTCGTTAATTGATTTATCCATTAACACAAACGGGTCAACCAAATCACCCGCCATAACACCCAATCTTTGGAACGCAGATGCCATTTCAATAGCACCTTGTGGATTCATAACACTGTCAGCGAATTTGGCGGTGGTTGCCATATCAAATCGTAACATAGATGCCTGTGCCGCCATTTTTGTTAATCCAACAACACCATCAGAAAAATTAAACCTATTCATGTATTCCATGCTATTGACAACGTCTTGCATGATTTTTCTTGAATTAAGTCCTAAACTTTGAACATATCCAATGGATTCTGCGACTGTCTCCCCAACTTGTGATATTTCGTATCCAGCTGCTTGGAAATTTTCAACAAGTCTTGCAGGGTCCGCTTGTTGACCAATAAGTTGTGCCGCAGCATAAATTTCAGTAATTGTATCTGTAGTTTCAATTACATTTCTACGAGCACCTTCACTGATAGATATAATTGTTGAATCAATGTCATCAAGAGAAGCACCAACACGGACTAAACTTGATGCAGAATCACTAATAGCATTCGAAAACTCAACAGCTCTTAATCTACTGTCTCCAAAAGACTTATTAATATTATTAATTCCCGTATAGATTTTATCTATGGTATCTTTAAAGTTCAAGGTGTCTTGATACGCCTTGAAAACATCACCCATACTATTAAAATCATTCGGATTGTTGTTAGCCATGTTGAATTTCTAAATAAATAGATTCTTTTGTTATTTTTGAGATTTATCTTCAATCCATTTATTCAAAAGATACTTCCTAATAAAGATAGGCATAATCAAAAATTCTTGGTATGAAACACCAAGTAACGTCTTCAAATAATAAAATTCGTCTATTTGAGACTTTCTATATTCAGAAGAAAGGACGAAAAAATTCGACCCCAAACCCAACATTCACTGTGAGTTTTTCTCCTGACGGGGCCATAACAATTCTTTCCATATCCAATCTTGGTTCATTTTCATTCATAAATTTTTTAATGAATTTAGAGTCAGCTATTGGCATCTGCTCTACAAATTTTGTTATTTCACCCTTATCAGTGTTTCCATTAATACTTTGAATTTCTTTTACTAATCTCATCGTAACTCTTGGAACAACCCTACCTTGTGGGTACGATTCAAATATTTTTCTAAGTTCTAAACCATCACCATAAGTAAGTGGTTTTAATTTAACTTGAACACCTGATACAGGTAAAGTTGCTGAAAATGTACCATCAGTATCAGGTTCAGCCCCTTTATTGATGTTTAACTCATCCAACAAAACTTGTGTTTTGAATTCATTACCAGTTACTGGGTCTTTTAAAGACATTTCCATTTCAGGTCCGAAAGAGGTATTTCTTAAGAAAATTAAAATTGCCTCAATATCACCCTCCAACAACTCTTCAGGTTTCATACCGGGTTCATACAATTTATTTCTAAGAAGTTGCATAGTAACATCGTCACTTCTTCCCATCAAAATGTTTTCATCCGCAGCGGTTAGGTATCCTACCTTGACAGAACTTTTTTTGTTTTTATAAAAAATACCTCTTGAAGGTAATTGAACCACGTCATGTGGCATTGAGAAATTTTCTTGTCCGTATTGTGATATATCTTCCATAATAAAAAAACCGTAGAGTTTGGTTCTACTGTTAAATATATTGATTTAAAAAAGTAAATAAATAGAAATTAGTAAATTAAAACACAACGGTCAGGTCTTAGACTACAAGTAATTGTAGCTAATCCATCTTGGGAATAGTTAAGGGTTTGAAAATCTACATTTGTTAGGAATGTTCCGTACAAAATCCATTTTTCAACAACAACACCTGTTGGGTCTACCATCTCAAGGTCAATATCTTTTTTATAACCCGCAGCGTAACCCATACGACCTGTCACTGATTCGGCATGTAAACGAACCCACTCCATAAGAGCTTGAGCAGCAGATGGACCAATTGGGTCACGGAAGGTAACCGGAATTTCATCCCAGTTAAATCTACCTGCAACAAATGTTGATGTATTCAAAAACTGAATCTCAGTTGAATTAATTTTAATTGATGGACGTTTTGTTGATTCAACAAACCATTCGTTAATACCTAACGAAGAAGGAAACCTTAGGATAAAGCGGTTTTGACGCTTCGGTTCGTAAGGTATGGGCATTTTCATTAATAAATCAGCCATGTTGTTTTAATTTCTTTAAATTTTTTATCTTTTATTATAAATACTACCTGTGTGAAAATTTTTCCCTTTACTTTGTTTTTGAAAAAACTATATCTTCACTAGGTCTAGTTCTAGTATTCTTTTTTAATTCCTCCTTTAGTAGAATATACCTTAATTGGTTCTTTGATTTTATCAAAATGTTTCTTCATTACATCTACATTCTTAATATCATCATCTGAAAAGCCTATTAAAGGTACTCTAGGAGAAAATTTATTGGCAATATCTTTTTTAAGTATTGCACTTTTTTGTAAAAGTGCCGCCATGGATTTCACATATCTCACAAAATCTTCCATAGCCGTAACCTTAAGTTCTTCAGGGTTTGCCGCGGAACCCTCACCAAAACTTACCGGATTATATTTGTTGAGTTCTAAGTAAGAACGAATCAATTCTTCATCCGTCATTTCTTCTTCACCAACAAAATCACGATATTTTTTTAAGTTTTTTAATAACGTTTTTTTATCAATACCTTCAAAGTTATTAATAATGTAATTGTATACACCCTCTTTGATGATTTTTGGGTTGTGACCCCTTGCAGTGATTATCGCAAAAATGGAACCGTTGTTGATTGCTTCTTTAAAGTCATCCCAAGCCGGACCTGGTTTTGCTCTCATAGCATCTATCAAAAATTGTTTATCACCTTCCACTCTAAAATTTCTAAAAGGATTGTTAGCATAACCTTTGATTGTTCTGCCCATATAATCAAATGGTTCGTTTCCAATTCTATCTCTAAAAGTTGCAAAGTCTTCAGTTGACATTTCTATTTCATCACCTGAAGTATCTTCCAAAACTATCTTGGTTGGCATGTGAACGATGTTGTCATCCCAATCAAAGGCATAGTATTTTAAATCTGGTGCCTTACCTTCAAAACCTTCTTTAATTCTATTCATTATTTATAAACGGCTAAAAAGTGGGGCCGAAACCCCACTTTGTTTTTTATTAGATATTTTCAAACGAAGCCCCACTTGGAGTGATGAAGAATTCAATATCAATGAATTCAAGAGCTTTCGTAGGTTTTAAGTAAATTTTACCTGTTAATGTGTTTCTATCCAAATCTTCAGGTGAAGAACTTACTGTTACACGGAAGTCATAAAGACCTCTGTCTCTTCTGATTGAGTCAAGGATAGGGTTAACCGAATCCAAGAACTGTTGTCTTACGATTTCGTCATTTTGTTCAAACAACAATCTAACTGCCACCGCTGAAATCAACTTACGAGCTTGTAACAACAATCTTCTTACGTTCAATCTGTTAAGAGCTGAATCTTTAACTTGAAGAGTTTTGTTACCCCAAATTACAGTTCCAACATCAGAGAAGGTTGCAATTGGGTTGATACGACCTTGATACAAGGTGTCTCTATCTTCTTGTGTAAGTTTCAATCTCGCCTTAACTGAGTTAACAAGACCTCTTGTGTAACCCGCCGATGCGAACCATGGGAATGAAATGTTATCAGTCAACGCTAAGTTTCTACAAACTTGACCTGTTGGTGGTAAGTAGATTTGAGTGTTGTTAACAGTATCTCTTTCCAAAATCCATGGGTAGTAAGTTGCTGTGTATGATGAATCAATTCCTGTATCATCCAAATTGTCAACCGCCTCTTGTGGGTAAATGATTTCGTATTGAGAACCACCGTCTGAAGTGTACATGTTGTAGTCAGGGGTTGTCACGATGTAAACCGAGTCAGCCCTTTCATTTTCAATCATACCAATTGCACTTTCACACAAGTTAGAGTTGTTAATGTAATCAATACTTGAAGTTGCGAATACGTTGATGTTTGTTGATTCAGGGTTATTGAATGACAAGATACCAAGTAAGTAAGCGTAGTAGTCGGTGTTTGCAAAATCTTGTGTATTGTTCGCCACAACGATTCTCTTGAACGTACCGTCACCAGATGCTGTCGGATATCTTTGAGTAGGTGTAGAACCTTGTAAGTACCCTGATGCACCCAACATAAATCTGTCTTGGTTAGTTCTAAACTCTCTGTAGTTATCCCATCCATCAAATCCACCTTGGAAACAGAATGTATATTTTCTTGAGTATAAGAAATAATATGGATTATCTTGAGTTGTTGGTTCACCATCAAAATTTGCAACACCACAAACAAACGCTGGTGTACCACTTGTAACTTGAGCATTACCGATAGTAACAACTGTAGCACCTGAGTCCATGTGGAAACCTTGAGTTAGGTAATTCCAAGGTTCTGATTCAGTTGCTGTATCCCAACCTACAACAGGGTTCTTTTTACCCTTATATTGTAACAAGTCAGAGTCAACACCAAATTGTGAAGACATACCAAGGTAAGTTCTTCTTACAACGTCACCACTTGAAGACACGATGTTTGTTCCACCGTATGTACTTCCAAATGGGGGGTCAAAGATTGTTTCACCTGGGAAGAAGTATTTGTTTTTGATTATAGGGAATGGTGAAGGATTTGATACACTATCGTATACTCTTTCTTCAAAACCACGGAAACCACAAGGTAATGCGTCTATTGGTGCCTCATCAGAAAGTTCAATCATGATGTAAGCAGATACTAATGGAAACTCACCATTAGAAGAACCAATCTTTTTAGCGACAAAACTGTTAGAACCTGGGTCCATAGTACAGTTTGTATATTTTTCATAAACAACAGGATTTGCGTCTGTATCAAAGAAATCTCTAACTAAAACATCAAAAGTTTGATTTGAGAATGAAATGTTAGCGATTGAAATTTTAACTTCTGTGTTTGCAGAACCACCATCTGAAATTGATACAAATTTAAATAAGTTATAAACCTTGTTACCTCTTAATTCAGATACAACAAATGGAGTCTTTGGTGTTTGATATTTGTCCAAGAACCAAGCAATAGAAGTTGTTGAAGTTTTATCTCTTGCTTCAGGTAAAGCAATTAACTCACAGTTTAATCCTCTAATATATCCTTTGTTATATGCATAATTTAATAGACCTGGGTAGGACTCTTCAACATAAATAGGAACCTCAGTTCTTGATTTTGAGAAGTTAGTGATACCAAGAACCTTTGTGATGTAATTAGCATCAACACTACCAAATGAAGTTTCAAATTGGAATGTTTTATTTTCATAAGTAACACCACTCAATAAGAATGTTGAGAACGGACTATTTGTAACTCCTGAATATGCTCCTGTACAAATCATATCCAAGTCAGTCAATCCTGTTACTTGATAAACAGGACCATGATTGTTAGCGTCATATACTGAAATACCTCTTGAACGAAGAGTCGCAACAACTAAGTCATTGTACTCTGTGTAAGCAGTTCCACTGTAGTAATAAACAGTACCTGATAAAGTTACATCAAAATTTCCAGTTCCACCTGTGGTGAAATCCGTAACCGCATAATCCCAAGAAAAACCTGAGTAACTATTATTAGAATAATTTGTAAAAGTTGCATAATACCAAGGGTCATTAACAGAATCTGTTAAATCGTTAAACGCTAAGTTCATACTATCAACACTGAATACGTTACGCAAAGTTGTGTATTGAGCAGACAAGTCATTGTATTCTGTTTCAGGAATTGAACCATAAACATTCAATGTAGTACCTGTAATATTTGTATTACCTGAAACACCTAAAATAAAATTAAAAATATCATTATTGTAAGTGCTTGTTGAACCATTGTTTAACAAGTATTGAATGTTAAGGTTGTCAGCAATAACGTCAGGTAATGGAGTTGTAAAGTTTAAAACATTACTTACACCTGTGTTACCGGTTACTACTGCGGTAAAGTTTAGTGCCACAACATCAGTATCTACTCCGATTGTTGTACCATCTACGTTAGCGGTCACTCTAATAGACCAAGAAGGACCCGCATCATAACCTGATAAACCAAGTACTCTTGTTACGAATAATTGGTTAGATTGTTGTAGATATGCCTTTGCAATATATGCGGCTTCATATTTAGGGATTTGCGTTCCAATGAATTTTTCAGGAACGGTACCTCCGAAGAATGTTTGAAATTCGTCAAAGTTGGTTATAAAAATAGGTTCAAATGCTGGACCCTTTAATGTTTCACCAACTAGACCCAAAGTAGTTACACCTACGCTTTGGGCCACGAAAGACAAATCGGTTTCCGAAGTGTAAACACCTGGAGATACAAATACTTTCTGATTAGCTTGTGCTGTTGCCATTGATTAATTTTTTCTTGTGCGGTTTTATTTTATAGATAAATATTCATTTCAAATACAAAAAACTTGACTTTTAAATATGTATTAATAAACTGGCAGATTTTTTTCTCCCTTTTTTCATACTTTATGAAAACTAACCATGACAATATCAAGAACCTAAAAATATCTGAAAAGGCACATACTGTATTAAAAAAGTATTGTGAGGATAATGGTTTGAAAATTCATAAATTTGTTGAGAAACTCATCTACGACAATTGCCAAGTGAAAAAAGACATTTACGGAGAGGATTAAACTAGTTTGGCATTGTATAAAATTAACGCCTCTTCACCTACAGTATCTTTTGTAATATCCACCTGTAAAATGTCACCGGTATTCAATTGAATGGTATCTAAATTACTTCCATAAAAATCTCCATTAATTGTAACATCCCAACCACTAACGTTGTTTGTTGACACCAATTTTAAATTAATTCTATAATCAACTTGGTTATCAATCAAGGTTGTGTTACCCGAAGTGTAGAATAAACGATATTCAAATTCGTTAGGATTTGGTGGAAATGTTTCGGCTCTCCTACCCTTAGCAACATTAACATCGGTCTCAAATAATTGAACGACACGAGCCACTGCAGGTTTTACTTGAAATTCTTCTTCATCAATTAAGTAACCCAACATAGTGAAGTCGTAACTTTGAATATAATATTGTCTTCTCTCAACTTCAGTTACTGACTCATCAGTTATGTTATTCATAATGATTGGTACATACTGACCCTTGATAAAAGTATATGCTTGACGAGATGAAAAAGTTTGAAGAACATTTTTGTTAAATGTATTCAACTCTCTCATTCTGTTACACATAATTTTTACTTGAAAATTTAAATCAACAGGAACAGGTTGTGGAATTGTATAAACATCAAACCCTTTTTGGTTTCCATTCCAAGTAGGAACCGTCGCATAATAAAATTGTTTTCTATTTGGAATAGTATATTGGGTTGAGGGATTGGTTCCGTATTTTACTTCAGGTTGACGAACCAACGTTATAAAAGGAAGTTGTACGTTAAAGTCAGGGTCTTTGAAATTCCAAGTTTCTGTAAATTGAGACCATCTTTGGTTAGTTATAATCTTGTCAACAACATTAATATCTTTTCCTGATACTGTAGTTTTTAATTTTTCCTTCACAAACTCCAACATACCTAAATCCAAATCAGCATGTAAAACACTTTGTGGAAGGTAGGTCCCGTCTTTGTTGATAAACTCCAATAATTGTTCCCTCCTTGCCGAAAGAGTTTTCGGTGGAACTAAATCAATATTTGGTTTAATTTGTTTTGGAAATGCCATTACGTACCAAAGAATTCATTTTGACTCACAGGTGTTGCAATAATAGTCCTGTAAAATGGTTTATAACCTCCATAAGTATGACGATTGTCTGAAACGACCCTTCCGTCATCGGCTACTGAATAGTATCTAACTTTACTTTCAGTTTCATAATAACCCAAGTAATCCCCCATTTGAATTTCAACCTGTAGTTCATCCAAATAAGATTGGTAAATAGAAAACTTCATATTACCTGGTTCATTTTGTTCAATTCTACTTGTACCTAACTTTTGTGCTGTAGGAGCTAAGATTTGAACCAATCCTTTAATTTCTACAGGAGCAAGAAATTGGATACCTCCTTCGGGTACCTCCCCATATACATCGTCCTGTAGAGTTTTATATCTATCTATTCTGTAGAGAATGACTGTAAAATTCATATCCCCTTCAAGCCATTCTGAACCCATGGCGACATCCAAAGAATAATCTTCACCACCAAAGAATTTACCTAATCTTGTAATAGGGACTAACTTATCTGACATATATTGATAAATACATTCTTATTTATTATATTTAATTTGTTTGTGTATAAACCTACGTACCAATAAATACGAGATGGGAATTAGTCTTACAATAGAATCCAAAGCAATTACAGCACTTGAAAGTTATGACGGCGCAAATAACTATATTTTTAACCTAAAACACAAACTTCAATTAAATCCTAAGTTTTATCCAACAAGGGCTCAATCAGAATATATTTTAACCAACAAAGACAAGACCCCCAAGGTTGCGAAAAAGTGGGTGGTTCTTGATTCATACTTTGCAAACAAACTCGCCAACGATAAATTTCTTCTTCAGATTCCTGAGAGGATTTGGGTTGAAAAACTCTTGGCTGAAAAAGACAAAGCCTATCATGTGTGGGGTAAGTTTTTTGAAACGGATTCATTTACCGATTTTTGGATTCCCAAAGCATCTTTGATTAAAGACAATAAAGTTGAAATTAAAGAAATTGATTATTCTAAGTATTCACACCGTCCTCCGTTAGACCACCAAAAAGTTGCCATAGAAGAACTCTTAAAAAATAAAAAGTTTATTTTGGCAGACGATATGGGACTCGGGAAATGCGAACCAAAAAATAACAGGGTATTTACCCCATTTGGTAGAAAAAATATTGGGGATATTAAAGTTGGGGATAAGGTTATTGGTCGTGATGGCAAACCTCATAATGTAATTGGTGTATTTCCACAAGGCGTAAAAGAAACTTATAGAATAACATTTAATGATGGATTTTCAATTTTAACGGGAGACGAACATCTATGGTCAGTTTTATCACCTAATTATGGTAAAAATACAAAAAACGATAGACGAAAAAAATCTTTAGTTCTTTCGACAAAGCAAATGTATGAGGGTGGTAAAATTAAAGTTAAAGGTATTGATTATAATAAAGATAAGGAATATGAGATTGAAACTTATTACAAATCACCAAATAGTAACAATAAATGGCAAATCCCTATTGTAGAACCGATTCAATTTGAACGTAACGACAATCTTCCAATTAATCCTTATTTTTTAGGATTGATTTTAGGGGATGGACATATAAATAAATCATCCTGTGTTTTTACAGTACACTGTGACGATTATGATGAACTATTTGATAGTTTTGGTTTGAATGAAAATAAAAAAATTAAAAATCAGAGAAAAGGAATTAAATTAATCGGTAGGGATGTGTTGAACGGACTCAAACTAAACGAAACACGTTCCCATAACAAATTTATTCCAGAAATATACAAATATTCATCAGTTGAAAATAGACTGTCAATACTACAAGGACTAATGGACACTGACGGTCATTGTATGTTTAATGGTGGTGGAAAGTTTTTAGGAACTGAATTTAGTACCATTTCAAAACAACTATGTGATGACGTTGTTGAAATTGTACAAACATTAGGTGGTATTGCAAGAGTAAAAACTCGTATTCCAACCTATACTTATAATGGTGAAAAAAAGAAAGGTAAGTTAGCCTATAGGGTTAATATTAAATTACCAAAAGGAATGAACCCATTTAAATTAAAAAGAAAGGCAAATAAATATATTGAACCAAAAAAATACCCAACAGGTAGGTATATTAAAAATATTGAGAAAGTTGGTTTTGAAGATAGTGTTTGTATATCGGTGGATTCTCCTGATAAGTTATATGTAACTGAACATTGTATTGTTACACATAACACAACATCAACAATCATCGCTGCGTTGGAGACGGGGTCTAAAAAGATTTTAATTATTTGTCCGGCAACTCTTAAGATTAACTGGCAAAGAGAATTCTTATTGTATTCTGATAAGACAAGTTATGTTTGTGATGGTAAGAACTTTTCTGAGAATCACGACATTTTGATAATGAACTACGATATCATCAAAAATTTCCACGATACAAAAGACAACGAGAAATCTTTGATTTTTAAATCAAAGTTTGATTTGGTTATCATTGATGAGGCTCACTATGTTCAAAACGTCCAAGCTCAAAGAACCAAACTAATTAATGATTTGGTTAAGAACGTGGATAGACTATGGTTGTTAACGGGTACTCCTATGACCTCACGACCCATCAATTACTTCAATCTATTGTCATTGGTGGATTCACCCGTGGCAAAGAATTGGATGGCTTACGTGGTTCGTTATTGCTCGGGTTACCAATTCAAAGTTGGAAATAGAAAAGTATGGAATGTCATGGGAGCATCAAACTTGGAGGAACTCCGAGACAGAACTGGTTCAACAATATTAAGACGCCTAAAAGATGATGTGTTGGATTTGCCAGAGAAGATTATCACCCCAGTTTATTTGAGATTGCGGTCCAAGAACTACGAAGAGCTAATGGGTGAATACTATAACTGGTATGAAAAAAACCCGGAGGAAAGTAAAAACCTTTCAATCCAATTTACAAAATTGATTCAAGTGCGTCAGTTGATTGCCGATGAAAAAACTCAGCACACCATCGAACTTGCCGAAAACATCATCGAGCAAGGAAAGAAGGTTATTATCTTTTGCAACTTTACCCATTCCCTTGAAATCATTTACAATCACTTTGGAAAAGCTGCGGTTCGTTTGGATGGGTCGATGAGCAAAACACAACGTCAGGATGCTGTGGATAGGTTCCAGGAAGATGAAAAGGTAAAAGTTTTTGTGGGTAATATAAAGGCTTCAGGAACCGGAATCACTCTAACCGCCGGTGAAGCTGTTATAATGAATGATTTATCATTTTTACCTTCAGATATGGCACAAGCTGAGGATAGGGCCTACCGATACGGACAAAAGAACAATGTTCTCGTATATTACCCATTGTATGAAAATACTTTAGAGATGATAATTTATAACATTGTGAATTCAAAAAAGAAAATTATATCAACTGTAATGGGGGATGTGAATAACGCAACAGATGCCGCCGAAGAAATTCTGAAAAGAATTTATGAAATGAAAAAATAAAATTGTGAATATTCACACTTTTTTATAATTGCAAATATTTATTTATTATGGGAAGAAAAATTAAAGCTGAAGATGAAAAAAAAACAAAAGTATCTATTGCCCTAGATAGAGAACTTTTAAATCATTATAGAACCCTTCATGTGAATTTGTCTTCTTTAGTTAATAAATTGCTGAAAGATTACCGAGATGAAGGAAACAAAAAAATGTAATAAATGTAAAATTGAAAAACTAATTTGTGAATTCGGAAATAGGGCAAAATCCAGCGATGGTAAAAGAAGCTCTTGCAAGACCTGTGATGCTGAAGACACCAGGAAGTGGAGAAAAAATAACAAGGAAAAAGTTTGTGAACATAAAAAAAATTACGAAAAAAAATACCCAGAAAAAAAAATAGAAAAAGATAATTTAAGAAAATCCAACAAAGCTGATTATTTATAATCAAACAATAAGACCATGGAACATATACAAGAGCAAGTCAATAAAATACAAGAGCAAATAGTCCACGAACAAAAAAAAGAAGAGGTTAAAGTTCTAATCAAAGAAATGAAAAAAATCGGAATTGAGAAACTTCCGTACGCCTATTCAGCCATCAGTAGATTTATTGACCCCGAAACAATGGATGTTCATTACAACAAACATTACAAGGGTTACGTTAACAAATTAAATCAACTACTGAAGAAAAGAAAAGGTGACCAAGACCTTGAAAAAATAATCAGAAACATTTCTCGTTATCCAAAAGGTATCAGAGATAACGCAGGTGGTGCATTTAACCACGCTTTGTTTTGGAATATGTTAACACCAAAACAAATGAAGATTACCACAGAGTTGGAAGATATTATCAAGAAAGACTTTGGCACCTATGAAAAATTCAAACAACAATTTGAAACCGTTGCAAAAGAAAGATTCGGTTCAGGTTGGGTGTGGTTGGTATTAACCAACAAAGGGACACTAAAAATTATGTCCACCCCAAACCAAGACAATCCACTGATGAACATTATTGAAGGTGGGGGTTATCCGTTGTTAGGATTAGATGTTTGGGAACATGCTTATTATCTCAAATATAAAAATAAGAGAGATGAATACGTTAAAAACTTTTGGTCTGTAATTAATTGGGATTTTGTCACTAACTTGTACAAAATGAAAACTGAAACCTCATTATTAGAATCTGTAGAAATGGGAAAATTTTTGAATGAAACAAAATCCGAAGGATGTTCACGAGAAGACATTGAAACTTATCGTGTTCTATTTAACGTGAACAAAAACGCAAGAAACATCTACAAAAACACAATCATCAAAGTTCAACAAAAAGTTTTTGCTGACAAGTATCACACCAAAAGAGAAGATGGTGAAATACCTGGTGTTTACAATTTAGAAAAACCAGGTCGTTCAGTTATCAACTATATGAACACAAACTACTCGGTTTTCTGTATCATGGTTAATGATTTAAATAAAGTTATTCAAGGTAAGATGGGTCAAGAACCAATATCTTTTGAATTGAAGACTCCCGCTGAACAGATTATTGAAATGAAGAGAATGTGTAACTACATTGAAAAGTTCCAAGATAGAATTTTCTCAAAAACATCACACACATTTAAGAATATTATGGCAACTCTCAAAGAAAAAGATTCCATCGGAATTAAACGAGAAGAGATGGCAAAAAAAGTTTTGGAAACTAAATTACCTGAAACTACCGTTGAAATTGTCGCGGGTGCGGGTAAAGAGAAAGATGCTTACAAGAAAATTGATTTAGAAATTATTCACAAAGGAAGAAAAATTACCGCACAGGTAAAAGGTTTTGATGAACTTATTCCCGAGGATGAAAAGTTAGTTGTCACAAAAACAGGAGAAATTGACAAATATAAAGTTGATTGGATGGTTTTTATTCGTGGTAAAAATGTTTTAGTCTTTAGAAACCGACCTGAAATAGTTCTTGGTCAGTATGTATTTGACAAGAACGACTTATTATACCACATTAAGTAATTTTAAAGTATTTATAGGTATGCCAGTAATACCCGAACCAGAAAGAAGTAAAATCTATACAAGGATTAAACACCAATTAGGTGCTCCCCTTAGAAGTGTAGAACTTGAGGATGAAATGTTAGATTCCTTAATGGAACTATCTGTTCAAGATTATGAACAATATACCCTTGATTGGTTAATTGAATCTAATTGGGTTAACTTAGTTAACTTGAACATGAGTGAGAAATCAGTTGCGCAAGCTTTGATTACACGTACCATGAATTTAGAAGACCAATTTTCGTATTCATATTCAAAAATTGTTGGATTACAAACAAAAGGTCCTTGGGTTTTAAAGAAGGATTATTTCATTTTAAGTGCTAATACACAAACCTATGAGATTCCTGCTGGTAGGGAAGTTAATGAACTATTGTGGTTCTCAAACCAATCTTCACAAAGTTTGGCCTTGTTTGGTGGTATAGGTGGTGGATTTGGTGGTGTTGGATTAGGAGCATCTCAAGCTGGTTATGCTCAGTTTGGTAATGTTGGTTCATACTTTATGATGAGTGGTTTTGACTATCTATTAAGGGCTCAAGAAGCAAACATTTTGAATAGAATTTTAGGTGGTTCATTAACTTATCGTATCACAGGTTTACCTGATGGTAAGAGATTAATTCACTTATACAATACCCCAGGAGGAAGATTCAATTGGAATAACTACTCATTATATGCAGGTAAAGCTGTTTGGTATTGGTATTACGAAACAACACCTGATAGTAGGGCAGATTGTTTAAGAGACAATCCTGACGTTATTAAATTACCTTCAGATGTTCCCATTCAAGACTTGACATGGGAAGAGTTAAATGCACCTGCTCAACAGTGGGTTAGACGTTGGTTCACCGCCTATGCTAAAGAAACTTTAGCTCGTGTTAGAGGAAAATATAGTGGAAACTTAAAAACTCCTGACACAGAAATTGTTATGGATTACCAATCCCTATTAACAGAAGCTAAAGACGAAAAAACAAAATTAGAGGAAGAATTGAAATTACGATTAGAGAGACTGCGTCCTGAAAACCAAATGAAGAAGGAAGCTGAAATTGCAGAAAATCTTAATAAACAAATGAAATTCCGTGCGGCACCAAGACAAATATATGTAATATAATTTATGTCCATTATAAAAAGCACACCAGCGCAAAGAGTAATTAACGGAAAATTAATAACAACCTCAGAAGTATCCGTTGTCAGTGAATCATTTTATGAAACAAATGGTGAGGCTTGTGTCGTAATACGAGGTATTGACCAATGTAAAGTTAAGTTAAATGCAATAACCACAGACCATACTGTGATTAAAGCGATGACAAACGTAACAATTGTTCCCGACCGAGGATGGATTGATGAAGAATTTGACGAACTTGTTATAGGTCGTGGAGCCTGTGTTGAATTTAGATTCTGTGCGGGTACTTGGTATATTATATCATCTGACGGTCTTAAGAATTCGTAATAGAGATATTCTCTAAATCACGAATTTTAATATTCTTTAATCCAGTTGTTCCGTGAGATAACTCAGCAATCTTACCTTGGTTTGCAAGATATTCAAACACATAGTAAAGATAGTCGGGTAAAACCAAATCAGGACGTGTAACAGTAACCCCAATATGTTCAGGAGAAAATTCACGAGTGGGTCTTCCAACAGTAGTTTCACCACCTTTACGGATTAACCAAAAATTGGCGTCGGGATTGTTAACACTAAAATCAACTAGGTGTTTCAACTTCATAACTGTAAATATACTGCTCCCAACCTTCTTCCGCCAAATCATACATATAATTTGGGGATAAACCTCGTTTATTCCAATAAGAAACTTCACCTTCTGACATATTCATAACCTCATCAAGTTCATCTTGGTCACCTTGTCCCATAGGTAATCCATTGATTAATTCACACTGAGCCTTGGTAAAAATACCACGATTACTTGGGTCATCAACAATTAATTCCTTACGAACATCTTGTTTGAAACATACCAACAAAGGTTCAATACGTTTGTTAAAAGTGGTGATTGCTCTTGGTACATTATATTCACCTGTTAAGTCAGGATTGTTTTCCAAATCATCAGGACTAAGAATATAACAATTTAATCTAATCATAGATGTCATAGACTCGTCAGGTTCTTTACCATTATTCAAAACATAATACTCCAAATCTTCTTTTCTCCAACCACTCTTTAGTTTGTTAACTTTTTGAACATCACCATAAGACGCTTTCAGACCGTTGTTAACATACATAATAACATCTCCCAAGTTTACGTTCATCTTGTGGTGAAGTGCCAATTCCATGTGAGCTTGTCTTGCCATCAAGGAACCCGCTTTGGTGGTCTGTGTACAACGATACTTGTAATCTGATAGTGTTTGTTTCACTTTCGCCCTTTGAGCGATTTGAGCAAGTGGAATTTGTTTGTCATAAATCTTCTGAATGTATTCATAATAATATTCTACAAACTCTTGACCCTTACCCTCTAACAACATCTTAATTCCTTTGTCCAAGAATTTTTCAATATAACCAGGTAGTTTCTTTGACTTAATGGAGTTACCTGTAAGTTTAATCTTACCCTTATAATCCATAACCGCATAGTTCTTACGGGCAAGGTTAATACAGCTCGGCCATACACCATCCGTATCAAGAGCCATCTCACCCCTCATGAAGATATCGTTGTATTCGGCAACATCCGACTCAGCACCTTCATAAACCTTACCATCTTTTACTTTCCAGTTCAGTCCACGACCAACATATTTTCTTTCATTGACACCATCAGGAAGTGAGAAGTTCACACCGTCCGTATCCATTACAAGTGGAGTGTATCCACGAGACATGAAGAACTTAATCATCTGACGGAGATATTGTCTACCCGTACAGGTAATCTGTTCACCCATAAACATGTCACCCCATGCATAAACTTGAGGTGCCGAAAGTGCACCGAACATGGAGTTGATAAAGATTTTAATTGGTAACTGTTTGTTGTTATAGGTCGCCGCTTTATTTGGGTCGGTAGTATAACAATCCTCAGCTAACTCTTTGTATTTGATACGAGTGTCACGGAAATACTTCAACATCCCTTTCATCGCACCTGTCACGTCACATTGGGGGAACACATCGTGTACCAACTGAATTGAAGGGTATAGTGACGAAAAGTCAAGTTTGAGTACGTCTTTTGAATATCCAACTTTAAGTAGTCGTGATAATCCACCAACAAAGTCTGTTTTACCTTGTTTTGCTGGAATAGCCAAATTGTGTTTGTAACTCCAAGCCAACATTAACATTTTCCAAAGAGTGGCGGTACCCATGGTAGATACCCTTTCATATGTTGTTGGAATCATTGATGCAAGAAGGAACGAACCTTGGTTAAATTCTTTATCAACTTTTAAGGTTTCTTCCAAGTCATCTTGGAGGTATCGTTCAACAATTTCAGAACCTGTTGTGAGAATATATGTATCGGGAAACTTTTTATCCAAATCAACAAAATCACCTTTTTTTCTATACTCACCATTTTTGATATTCAACCAATACTCTTGGTTTTCGGTGTACATCTTACCGATACTGTCATGACCAATGTATACACGGTCTTCTTCTTTTACATTGATGAATTCTGCAATATACTTCAAACCCGCAGATTTGATTGATGAGTTAATTGCTTGTGCTCTACGAACCGCGTGAATAATATCAATTACATTGTAACCCCAAATGGAAGTCTGCATAAAGTCTTCCACTTCGTTTGCGAGTTTAAGAATTGTCTTCTTTTGAGTTATTGAATGTTGAGGGTGTAATGAACGACACACCTTTCTGATATCAATACCCAATATTTTACAACGTTCAAATATCCAATACCAGTCAAAGTTTGCGGAGTTGTAACCACCGATGATACTTGGTTTTAATTCGTTAATTACGTTGAAGAACTCTAATATTCCTTTCTTTTCATCTTCCTCATTAATACACTCAATAATTCTGTTGAACCCTTTATTGGTTCTAATACCTATCATGAATATACGACCGTGCTTTGGTTCAAGTGAGGTCGTCTCCAAGTCATATACCAATCGGGTTACCTCATCATAATCCTCGTAACCTTTGAATAGACGTTTTTCTTTGGAAATAAAATATTGTTCTACGGGAGGTAGAATCATAATCTTGTCTTTAAACTTTTCACCCCAAGGGTCTGCGCCACCATCACGGAAAAACTGAATTAAGTGTCTATAACCTTTCAGTGACTTAACCATATAGGTAAGCCCATTCTCCATACGTTCATCACCGTGGGTTTGAAGTTTCTCAATCACAATACCGTGATTTGTCATAGCTTCTTTCTGAGCCCCTTTTGAGTTACCATAAAAGTTCAAACCTTTAAGGTCTCCAACCCAACAAAAAGGAATAAAAGTGTCTTTTCTAATTTCTTTACCCTTACCAGGTATCTCTTTGATTTTGTAGACTGAATCTGAGGCGTAGTCAAATTCACAGGCCACAATAAATTCTTCGGGGTCATTACCCTCTAAGAACAATTTAATTTCGTTTGCGTCTATCATAATTACAATTTACCGAGTGACACATTATCTTCCACACCTTGTGGAGTTTGTCTTCTCATTCAATTGTAAATATACTAAGGAAAATTGATTTGTCAAAATCAACAACAAGCAGTTTCAGAAATAAAACTGTCTTCCACATTGACATATAACTCTTCTCTAATTGGGACAATTAAGTTACCTTGTTCGTTCTTGATTAAGAATTGCCCTTGATATCTACCCGGCGTATTAGTGTCTCGTGCGGTGAATCTATAGTAGATGTAATATTCTGTGGTTGCACCATCGGCAAGAATCAAACTTACGATTTGACAAGGTGCTGAAACAATCTTAGGAATACCTGTTGAAACATTTATCATTGTAAAATAGATAGTCGCAGTTTCCAAGTCATTCATTAACTCAAGATAACCACCACGACCATCTTTTACAACTTGCATTTTCAACAAGGGTAAAGTGGCATTTTTTCTGATAAAGAATTCCATACAAAGATAAATACTTTGTTAGGACTCTTTTCTCAATTTACCATCGTAGAAATCAAATCTATCGTGCTCTGTTGGTGTCATTAACAACATTGCAGGTTTGATATTACCCTTAATTGTTTCTTGGAAAATATAACTCATCCATGTTTGTTCAAATGGGTGAGCCCATTTTTCAGTTAAGAACATTTTTCTATTACCATGTTTTGTAACCACTTGAGGCCAATTACAATAATAAATTTCACCATCAATAAATGAAACTCCTTGATGTGTTCTAATGTGATTAAATTTGCTTCTTGGTGCGTTTGGGTCAATACCTTGTACGGGTAGTTTTGATTTGTCAGGCCAATGTTGTTCTCTGAATGATTGTGGTACGTTATACCAAGACCACTGAACACCATTGTCACCATAGAACTCAGAATAATTCATTTTCAGAAAGTCATACTGATATTTTTTTGTAATTGTTAATGTCTTGTGGTATAAATCGTTTGTATATCTGTTGAAACCATTTCTACAAACATCACCTTTCTTTGGATAGAAAAACATATCATCCTCAAAGAAAAAATAGAAATCAAATTCGTTTTCTTCTGAGTGTTCCGCAATCCATTGTCTACCACCACAGATACCTAAATTATCTTTTTTGATGTGTTCAAAACCATGTTGTTCACATAATTCTTTGTATCTATCAGTAGTTGTTAAATCAGATGAATTATCCAATAAAAACTTTTTAGGTTTACTCAAGAAGTTAGAATCATATTGATTCATTGATTCAATCAAAGTCTCAAATTGTTTTGGACTATTAAATGTTATAACATATAGAGCGGCGTTATTTACATCTAAATCATCACTTGGAGATAATAAATTTTCTTTGTTTTTTCTAACTAAACTATCGTTCTTTAAATCTTCAAAAAACTTACCAAACAATCCATTAGAATCTATTTCAAAATAATCTACCATGTCAGCATGTTTGTAGACCATAATTGAAAAGATACTTTCTTCGGTACCCATTAAATCCTGAGAAAGGGTGGATTGTAAAATGTTATAATAAATTGAGTTAATATCACCAATGGTATTTTTAGGTCCACCAAAGAATCCACCTCTACCGACTAACTCAACTTTAGTACCCGCAATATTATTTATTTCAGAAAATTTAAACCCATGAATTTCGTTATTTGCCTCGTATGGAAAACAAACAAATGAAAATTTATTAATGTATTTTGGTAATTTATCCAAAACCTTATCGTGGGTAAAATATCCTTGATGTACCGTGTTTGTTAGACCTGCATCAATCCAAAACATGTGTTCTGAATCAAATGGGTCAAATATTTTTGCATCGTGTAATAAAAATACCTTTGACATGACCAAAGGATTATACATCTCAAGTCTTGCTTGTGTGGATTCACTTAACCAACCTGATTGTGAATACCATTTTTCATCGGTTCTGATTTTTTGTATCTTATCAAAAAACTCATTCTTAAACCAATCGGTAGACCTTGAGATAAACAATGTATTATCTTTTGAACGTCTTTGAAAAACAAACTCCTCCAAAGAACTATCCCCAAAAATAATCATATTATTATCAACTTTCAGAAGTTGGTCAAACTTCTCTAAATAATGTTCAAAAGAACGAGACCAACCTTCACCAAGTTCATCTCTTTTAATATTCCAAAGTCCAGTGACAAGTGTTAATTTAGACATAATATTCTTTTACTTTTTCTTTTAATTTTAATTTGAATTCTTCATCAATGATTTTATCAATCATTTCTATTTCTTCAATAGTTAAATCACGAGGTTTTTCATTTAAATAATATTCACCTCTTTCGTGACTATAATCTTTAGATAATGGGATTGTACCTGGTTCTGAATTTAACCAATTATTTGGAGAATCCCAATTAAATTTCTCACCTATAATACCAAGAATTTTATTTCTTTTTTCTTCAATTAATAAATCCTCATACGATATCACAAATAAATTATTTTGTTTTGGAAAGTTTAAAATCCAATTTTCATGAAACTGTCTGTATATGTTTAACAATCTTTCAAAACTAATTTTACCATCATAGTAAGATAAATCACTATCAGTTTTGATATATCTATTTTCATCAACATAGTGTGGTAGATATTTTGATGCCAACATAATATTGTGACCATCATCTTGTTTTCTCTTAATAATTGATTCAACCCAAGTATATGGATTTTTATAGATTACAAAAGTTGGATAATCACCAATAGTTGAATCAACCACAACGGAGTGTTTCCATAGTGGTTGATAATTGTTATTGATATTTTTCTCGTGGATTTTACCAAAATTACTATTCAGTAAATTCATGAGATAATTTGTCCCACTTCTATGAATCCCAAAAATGTATATTGGTTTTATCATAATTTGTTAATATACAATTTTTGTCTACCATCAAACAATAGGATGTAACCTAATGAAAGTAAGTGTGGTGACAAATAAGCATCTTTACCTGTATCTTCAATATCAAAGTCGGTATCATCAATCAAGATTAAGTGAGTGTCAGCAAGTTTTGGTTTTGCAACTTCAAAACATTCTAAGTGTTTTTCTCTATACAAATGAGTAGCAGTGTCCCATCCATCCAAAAATAACACATCTATGGTTCCTTGGAATTCTTGAAGAAATTCAATACCGTCTTTTGGAATATTCAAATGAAGGTTGTCAGGAAAAGGTCTTCTAATATTTTCAAAAGACCAAAGAGCTTGTGTTTTACAATTTGGGTCAATATCAACTGAGTGAGTGTCAAAACCTTCTAACGCCCAAACGATACCTCCGTGACCATCAGCACAACATGGTGGTGATAAAAATGGGTCCATTTCACTTTCGTAATATTCCAAACATTGATTTGCAAACGCTAATCTTGTTGCACCAATTTCAACCACTGTTTTCATACCAAGTAAACGAGCCACTTGAGCGGCAGTCTTTAGATATGGACCTGGTTTACTACGTCTAATATCATGGTCTTCACCTGTTAATGACAATGTAGTCCAATACTTTTTAGGTATTTTATTAAATTCTTCTGTAATTTTTAAAATTTCTTCTTTCATTGTTTTGGTTTAATAAATGAGTCACCGAATAACGCATCAAAGTTTATTGTTTCATAACCACAAGTTTCGGTAAAATCAATCAATATTTGTCTAGCCTCTTCCTCAGGAATTGAGTTTTGATAATTGTTTTCAAATAAAATAAATGGTTTTTTATTTAAACGAGAAATAATTGGTTGTATAGACCGAAGTATTTGATAATCTTGTGTTTCAGTGTCAATTTTAATAAAGTCAAATGATTCTAAGTCATTAACATATTGGTCAAAGAAATCATACCCACTAACCATTTGAACTTCATATCCTTCACTTTTGTGAATTTGGGATACACCCATGTTAATATGGTCAGGTGTTGAATGTTCAATTGAATGTGTTTGAAAATATGTTTTACCTGACCTATCTGAAATTGCAAAGTCGTGTAATACACAGTTAGGTGTTGTACCAAATTTTTCTGTTAAATAGTCAAATAACTGAGGTGCGGGTTCCACCATGATAACTTGTTTAATTGAATAATCTCTTGATAATACATCGTAGAATTTTCCAACGTTTGCTCCAATATCAATATAACTTAATTCAGTTAAGTTTTTAGGACCAAAATAATCTTTTAAGTAGTTAATCTCAATACCAATATTTCTTTCAATTAACTCATCATCCCAAATTTTTATTAAATCTTTCATTCAAATACGTAGTCTATTTTTTTAAATTCATCCGGTATAAAAAACTTTGGTTGAACCTTTAGTGTGTCAGGATGGTTACATCCTGTGTGCATTAATCCGTTTGTATGTCTTAACACGGGAAATGTTGTTACTCCTTGAAATTCATACCATCCTTGATAAGAACTAACTTTTTCAATTTCAGGTTCGTAAGGAACAACAAACATTTTAATTTTTTTATGTTTAAAATAGTATGACATTAATACGTCATCTGATAGAGTTTTACCTAAGAAATCTGTAAAGAAATCTTGCTCAAAATACCTAACAAAATAAGAACAAGATTTGTAATGTTGAAGTTCTTTAACTCTTGAAATTTCACTAACAGTAAGAACCCAAGAATCTCTTAAGTCACCCCATTTTGCTGGTACCAAACTTCTACCGTCATACAATACAACAGCATCGGTTAGTTGTGTTTGGTATTTAACGTGTTCATTAATCATATCAGGATGATAAACTAAATCATCATCAGCAACAATTAATAGAGTGTTTGGTGTTTCTCTTTGAATAGTTGGGACAACTTTAGTTGGTGGTCCCATATCTTCCATTCTAAAAACTTTGAGATGTGGGTATTGGGATTGGTAATCCTCAATCCACTGAGGGATTACATACTCTTCACCTGTAACATTATATTTGTGAGGAAGGTTTAGATGTACCTCATACGAGTCATGGTTTTGTTCACACAAAGATTTTAAACAAAGTTTAAATCCATCTTCAGGTTCAAAACTTAATCGTTGTGGAACAGTTGTTAATGTAATTACGATTTTATCCATTTGAACTAGCATGATTCATTTTAATGTCTTTATATCCTTCACCAAAAACCTCAACAACATCGTTTTTGTATCCAACACGGATTTTATTGAATTCTCTGATTTTAATTGCTCTACGA